AGAATACATTTTCAGCAGCAAAAGGCAACTTAACTCCTACTCCTGTAGAAGGCTTAAAATCTATGGGCGATATTTTTCTAAGATTATATGCCACGATTATAGTCCCATTTTATCCATCATTGCAGAAAAATCAGGCACAGCGTTTATCTGTACAGCATCAACGTTGCTACTTGGTTTTGCTGTAGCTAGCATATCGTTAACTGATCCTACTGATGCTTCTCTAGGTTGAAAAGCCATTGCAGGATGCATTCCTGGTCCAACATCATTTGTGCTAAAGTTTAATGTTATGTCTTCGTTTAGCATATCGATCGCAGTTTCATTTAAAAGATTTGTCAAAGGATTGTTTGACTTTTTAAACTTTATTTGCTCAGCGATTGGAGGTCTATTAGAATTTAAAGTCAAAGGAAATTGTCCTTTTTTATCTATCAATTTTGGAGTCTCTTCGCTTCTATAAGCTGACTCACTAAGGATCCTAGGAAGCTCCTGTCTTATTATTTTAGTGACTTCTTCCCTTATAATCTGTCTTAAAAGCTCATTTGCGCTCTTCTTTTCCATATAGTATAAATATTATTGGCCTTGTTTTTTTAACTTATCTAGTTCTTGTTGTTTTTCTTTTATCTTAATTATCGTAGTAGCTTTAAATATTGGACTAGGATTAGCGATCATTGCTGTAACTAAGTCTTTCTTTTCTGATTCTAGTTGATCAATCTTTAATTTATTATTTTCGTTTTCTTTTTGTTTTATGATCTTATCAGTAAATCTTCCATTAGAATCTTGAGCTTTAAGATCAGCTGCTAATTTTTGATTATTAGCGATCATTACTTTTCTCATTCTTTCTCTTAGTTTCTTTCCTCCTGGTAATTTATTCATGAAAGCATTGAGTCCAAGTCCGTCATTTTCATTTTCATTATCTGGAGAATCTAATCCACTATTAAAGTTAATATTTTCTAGATCGTCTAGATCTATATCATCATCCATTAAGAATCTAAGAGACTCAGATATAGTATTTAATTCTGAAGGAGTTAATCCTGCTACATAAGACTTTACAAATCCTTTAGATGCAAGTTGAATTTTAACTTCATTAATTATTATTTGATTATCAGAAGCAAAAGTAGGAGTAGATTGAGCTACTAAAGTTCCATTTGCTGCTAATGCTACACCATAACGTCTTCTGAGACTTATCGCGTCATCTACTACTTCTTCTGTTACTATTTGTATTGTGTAATCTCCAAAAGAAGCGCTGTCTGTATTCTTTTTTTCATTGTAATTAGTAACAAATTTTTCAAAATATTGAACTGTATTTACTAATCCGTCTCTAGAATCTTGAAGTTGCTTTATTATGTCAGGATCTACGTTATTGCATGATTCAAGTCCAACTAGCATTCTGTCTATCTTTGCTATGATATCAGATAATATAAGCGATACTTCTGAAACAAGTCCAATACACAAAGAAAGAAGAACGTTAATTTGACCTAATCTATCTAATAACTTTGATAGTGATCCTTTTATATTTTCATTAGTATCGGATAAGGTTATAGTAAGTCCTAGAATTGTAAATTGATTAGGTATTCCTAAGGCTTTTAAGAATTTACCAATTGTTTTAAAAACTTTTATTAATAGCGTAGCAATAGTTATTATGAATTGACCAAATGATATAAATGAAACGAATACATTACAAACTGATTGAACTTTCTTTAGACTTTCTGCTATATTTTTCAATAATGGCATTAATCTAGCTGGATCAATTATTTTTTCTAGTTTATTTATTTGTTCCTGGATATTAGCATTTGGAAATACTGAATCTACAAATCCTATAGCATTAGCGGGAGTATTTAAACCTTGAATTAAGATAGAATATTCTCGTACCTTATCTACTAAATTAATTAGTTTTTGTATTTCTTCTAAAGGAATTTGCCTATAGTCAGTATATTTGTTAAAGTCTGCAAAAGCTTTTTCAAGAAAATTATTTACTGCTCCTATTTGAGGGAAAGTTTGTATAAGTCTAGGATCACGTAATGCGTTTTCATCTCCTGGAGTATTAATTTCAGCAAATGCATCTTTTATATCATTGATAATTCCATATACTCCTTTGGCTTTAGTTTCTGTATTTGAAGTATCTATGTAACTAGAATTAAATCCGTCAATCTTTTTTTGTATAGTAAGAGCTGTATTTTGAAGATTCCATTTAGCTACTTCTAAAGGATTAGATGTGGGTTTATTTTCTGGATCGAATGGCTTAGATCCAGGAACTTTTTGATTTGCTAAATTAAGTATATTACAAAGATCTATTTCAGATAGATCATTTAAAACTGATACTACTCCTCTATCTAAAGCTTTTTTTAGTTTATTGGTTCCATCATAAGAAAACTTACCATAAAATAATTTGTCTATAGCAAATTGTGCTTTTAATATTCCATCTCCTGCTATGAATATCGCTTTTTCTAATCCTGTAGCGGTAGTTTGACCTTCTGTTAATCCAAAAGTTTCTCTAGTAGAAGTTTTAGTTTTATTTTTAATAGCATCTAAATTCTTTTTTCTAGTCGCTTCTACTTTAGCTTCGCGTTCTACTTTTTTTGCTTGTATTTCTTCTTTTGACGCCATTACTTAAGATTAACTATTTTTGAAAGATGTAATCCACTGTCTAAGTAACTTATCATATTTCGAGTAGCCTCTGTTATTTTATTTCCAGCTATTTTTACGTTTGCAGCAGTAGCTCCAGGATTACTCGTAGAAGCTCCTAAAAGACTATTTCCAGCAGACTCAATAAGTTGTAACATTCTTATTAATTGATCTGTAAATGCATCTCCGAGCATAGCAGATTCAGTAACAAACTCATCTCCAAGAGAGATCTTAGGAGAATTGACTATTACATTTTCAGAAGAGTATATGTTAACTGGTTTTATAGCAGATATTCCTATTTCTTGTTTTGAGTAGAGTAGAACGTTTTCTTTTTTGGAATAAAGCATTACTCTATCAGAACATACTATAGCCTGATTTCCTTTGTATGGAAATTCGTATTTAGCCGATTTTATTTCAGATATAGAAAGAGTGTTTAAAACTTGACCAGACGTAAGATATATAGACGAATCGTCTCTACTTATATCTTCAACTGTAGTTACAAACTTATCTGCATTTTGTGCTGATGGTCTTCCTTGACCATTAATTATTATAGTTATAGGTTTTCCATTAGAATCCCTATTTGTAGACCATGTATTTTTAGTTGATCTTATTATATTAGAACTACCAAATCTTATTGATTGTCCAAATCTACCTTCTATTATCGTATCGCCTTCAAAAGGTGTGAGTGACCTGACTTTGTCATTCTCTTGAAAAGAAACACCTAATGGTAATTTAGTCTGAGAAATATCAGCTGATCCTTGATATCCTGGCTGCTGATATTGATACTTTAAGAACTCAGAATACTGATCCATATTAGGAAATGCATTGTGATTAACCGCATTCCATACACCAAAGGGAGGAAAGTAAAAAAGCTTTTGATTCTTATAGTTATCATTTAATCCATCAGAAGGACCAGATACAATATAGACTATCTCATTTATTAAAGGATACTGTCTAATAAAAGAGAATATAGGCCAAGCGCTTTTAGAAACTTTATTAGCCTTAACCATATTAAGTCCTGTATAAAGTATCTCGAAATCTATTTTACCAAGATCTCCATCATTAGTCCAATCAGGATTTTTAGTCTTATTATCATCTAAGTATTCTCCAAGCACAACACTAGTAACACGACCAATAATAAAGTATTGACCTCCCGATTTTCCCATTCCTCCTTCAGGAGAAGATCCAAATATAGAATTACTAGCCATTATTTAGGTTCCTCTGTTATCTGTTTAGGTGGTTCAGCCACTACATAGTTAGAAACTTCACTAAACAGCTGTTCTATATCTTTATCGGTAAGTAATCCAGCGTCAGCTTCTCCAGCTGCTTTTCTCTCTTCTTGTTTTTGGAAGATCTGTAGCATCTTCATTAAGACTTCATCGTTCTTTAAGCTAGAATCAAAGTATCCTTTTAGCATAGGCACAATAACGATAGCGTCACCAGGACTTTCTACCATATCTGCAAGCTGATTAATTCTTGTTTTTAGCGCGGAGTCTTGTTCTTTATGTTTTTCATAGATCTCTTTTGCGAGATCGGAAACAGTTTTACCGTCGAATATTTCTTTATTTTGCTGTTCCATTTATATAGACTTTAAATATAAATATCAATAGTCTACATTCTCAATGTACTTATTAAGGATGTTGATGTATAATACTTTAATCTTCTTAATAACTTTTGTGATTGTATTAGATTGAGCGTCTGTCATCTCTTTTATATAGATAAACAATGCCTTTTTATTAAATATCTCTATGTTGTCTCTTTTTTTGAATATTTCAAGTATTGCGTAGGCTACTTTAATTTCTTCTGCCTTATCAAATATAGTAGTTAATTTTGAATCAAGTTCTTTAATAAGAATATTTGTAATCTGAGAACGATCTGGTTCTTTCTCATCTTTTATAGTTACAGCTTCTCTATAGTTATCATCATCTTCTTCACTAGTAGGAATATCTACCTTATTAACTAGCTTTTTATAGTTCTTTTGGTTGTAGATAATAAGATATCTTTTAGCAATAGTGCCGAAATATGAATATGCTTTTCCTTTAGACTGATCATATAGATCTAACTTTTGTAAAAGAAACGAAACTACTTCATACTTTAGGTCTTCAATCTTATCTACTTCTGTGTAATAAAACTTAAAAGTGTGAATGATATTTTCAGCAAGCTTATAAAAGCCAAAATGAATTCTTTGATTATATATTCTATTTCTTTCAGCTTGATCAGTACTTGCTCTATACTCTAGAATTGCCTCTTCAGTCTCTTCAGTAAAATAATTATTTTTTGTCTTAGGCTTTCTTTTTCTTGGTTTCCCTTTCTTAGTTAGCTCAACATCTACAATTTCTATTGTTTCTTCCATGCTATTATCGGTTATCAGTATATTGTTTCATTGTGGCTTGCAGTGATTTTATTTCTTCCATAAGTCCTAAAAACTCAGGATCAGATTGTACCCACATAGTTTTATCTATCTTATCCGCTAATAGATCAATCTGTTTGTAGTTAGCCACACAGTCGTTTATAAACATCTGTTGATCTATTACGATTCTTTCTAGCTTTTTATTTTTTTGAAACAGATTGAATATTT